CATGCACTGCATTCGTTCAACCGTTTCTTCGATGGAAAACTCTTTTCTGTCAACGTCAAATTCCAAGAACTGTGAAACAAAATCCTGAAGTTGTTGTTTCTTTGGTTTCTTATTATCCGCATCCGATGTTGAAGACAGTATCAGAAAACTAGCCATCTCAAGAAGGATACTATCCATAACATCTTCGGACGTTTCTTCCTCTCCTTCGCTGCGCGTCTTTACTATAACGCACCATCCCTCCTTATTCGCATACGCATAGTCCTTTCGAAGTGCACGCCCCATAATTTGTACGAATACATTTGTAGCAATTGTTGAATTGAAGAGGACCATCGTCATTTCAATTCCTTTAATATCCGATCCTTGGCGGTAACGCTGACATGCAAACAGTATACGCAACGACCCATCTGCTTCATCATTGATGAACTCGCTATCCGGATGAGCACCTTCGATGGGAACGACATCCAATTCAGTACTTGCACCCGCATTCGCATTTGCAGCACTAGTGTCTTTTACCGCCATATATATCGTTGCTTCATTGAAATACTGAATCGCGCAACGAACGGCAGCTTGCACGTCTGCAATTGTATCCAAATATACGATAACTTTTCCATATACCCATTTCCCCTGTTCCCGTTTTTTCGCAACACTTTGGGCAACAATTACGATGAAATCTTGAATGCGTGTAACAGAATCCACAATTTTCGCAATGATTTTGGGCTGCGCGATCCAGCCTTCTTTGACCGCTTCGTCCATTTCACATTGGTGCAAAACTTCCAGCGGATTTCCAAACAGCTGGTGAAGTCTGGTATGTTGTTCTGAGTTGCAGGTCTTGGGCGTAGCAGACGTTCCGGTAAAGTATGTAAACTTCGGAATCCATTCAACCAGCAGTCCGAAGAATTGCATGCCAGTGCTTTGATGCACCTCGTCGTAGTGACAATGGTCGATATCCGGAAGCATTTCCCATTTTCGTCGATCGGTAAGGGATGCGTGTGTTGTTATAATCAAACAGTGTCTGTCGCGCGGATACTCCTGCAACGCATCCACAAATTGAGCGTCGTGGCCTGAAATGATCGTAATTCCCCATTTTTTTAGTCGTTTGATGGAGTCCATTATTGTATTCAAAATGTCATTTTGCGGAGCAATCAATAACCCTCTCCAGATTTTCCCTTCAGATGACCGCCGCGAGAATGAAATGAAGAGCAGCGATAACATGCCAATTGTTTTTCCCACCGCAGTAGGCCATTGTACGATTCCCTTATACTTTTCATTTTCAGACGTTTTTTCCAAGAATGCGCGAAATAATTCGCTCTGAATCCTGCGCGGAAGAGTGCTGCCCGGCGGTAACATATGGCTGAAATATTCGGTAATCAAATCCTTTTTGTCCGGAATCAGAACAGGAACATGAACCGGAAGCGGGTCTTGTTGTTCTTGTTGTTCTTGTTGTTGTTTTACGAGCCGCTTTTCGCGTTTCACGGACTCTTTTGAGTATTGCAAATCTTTCACATCGTTCAAAGTGCATTCTTTGGAAAATGACGCATGATTCCGGATAAACTCGTCAACGGGGTCAGGTGAATCAAGTTCAAACCATTCGCGGCGCCGGCGAAGTGTATCAAAATGTGCATGCAACTTACCTTCAATGTCTCGCAACTCCTCAACCCCAGATACCCTTACACGATAAAGCTTTTCAAAATACAATTCATCCACATCGCAACAACTTGTCATATATGTGTGCAACCGGTGGTGAGGAAGCGTGGTGAGTCCTATTTTTCTACGAGGGATTGTTTTCTTGTAGGGCGACGTGAGAATGTAAATGTATCCATTTTCATTTTCATCATCCGGGTTATCCGCAATATTCATTACTGTTACTGTTTACTGTTACTGTTACAGTTACCAGTTGTTACTAACTAGCCTTTCTGTTTATAGGACTGACAGTCAATTTTATTGTATTTGTTTTATTTTAATTTTAATTTTAATTTTGAATGCAACGAGTACTTTAAATTCAAACTTAATATAATATAAAATTGAATTTAAAGACCTATGAAATTATTATATATTTGCATATAACTCCAATCAACCTCAAATAATAATTGCAACTACAATGGCGACAACTGATCTAGATGATGACTGGGAAACATTCAAGCGAAATATGAAAATGGGTGACGACTATACCGGAAGCGACGCGATGACATCAGATGGATCATGCGGTTCAAATTTTATAGACTATTCTTATTCTGAAAGTAACGATCTGCATGAGTATGCAACTTCAGGGCATTCCGACGAACTATTGAGGCCAAAATGTAGCGGTATTTATATTTCTACCACTACAAAAATTGCGCATTTGAATATGGGTATTGATATTAAACGAGTGTTTTGGGAAATTCCCATCATTCGATATGTTGATCCTGTAGAAGGAGTTATTAAAAAACAAATCAAATTTTCAACTACTGAACGATCCGAATATGAAGAAATAATGGAACGAATTAATGCCGAACGATACTGCGATAACCAAGAAATTGAACATATTGATAATCCAGATGGACGAATAAAATTCAAGGATCAACGTAAAATAAGCGTCGGTATTTCAAAAAAGGATATTTTGTGCTACAGAAGTAAGAAAAAGCGAGCATTCTTCAACTGTTTTGTTATTATCATACGAATATTGTCATGTGACAGCATTCGTGATGATTTGCGGCCATCCGCAGTGTCACCTACATCAATGAGTCACTTACCCGAATTTAAAGAGATGCATGTAAAAATATTTAACACTGGAAAATTGGAAATTCCAGGTATTCAAAATATGGAAACGCTTCATTATGTTCTCAAAGTAGTAACTCGCATTTTGCGGCCGGCAGTTTCGCCGGAATTAAATTATATTCAAGAAGAATGCGACACTGTACTCATCAATTCAAATTTCAATTGCGGATTTTATATTGATCGAGATAAACTACATGAAATATTAAAGTACAAGTATCGAATCAATAGCAATTACGATTCGTGCTCGTATCCAGGAATCCAATCAAAATTTTACTATGTCCCTGGCAGAGAAGTTCAAAACGGACAACAACCGCATTACGCTAAGCTTGATAAAACTGACCTTAAAAATGCCAAACAGTTGAAGCATCAGCAAGACCATTGTGAAATTTCATTCATGATATTTAGAACAGGTAGCGTTCTCATTGTCGGAAAGTGTTCTGAAGCTATTCTACTTGTAATCTACAATTTCTTAAAAACTCTTTTAGAGACCGAATATGAACATATCGTAAATCTTGACGCCGATTGTGAGATCACTTGTTCATGCAGTCATAAGACTGACACTGCATGTAAATGTAATTGTCGCGACGCGTCACAATCCGTGCCGTTTGGAGCAAAAAAACAAAATGTAAAAATACAACGGCGTATTATTACATGTTCCGAAATTCAAACTCATCAACAATGAGTACACACGAAAACTACCCGCCCATGATGACCATGAGGATCATCTATCTCTGGATTAGGATAGATAATGTCTCGAACGGTTCTTCCGTGAATATGAAATAATTGACTTTTTTTTACAAGTTCTCTCATTCGATTCCATTCCTGTTTTCGTTCTAGATCGTCATAAATGGTAAGAAGAACGTGCGTGCAGATATGTTGCGACAATCGTTTCATTCCTTCATCAATCGACATATTGGTCACCGATCGAATAAACTCAGAATCCAGCGTTAGGGGAATGTTGTTATAATCATCGAATACCGTGCATGAAACGCTCAGCAAGATCGTGACAGGATTACTATTGGTATTATTATTATTATTAATACCGCGGTGGTTCGTATGCCTGCTATGTGATGATGGCATTGCGTCTGGATTTTTTATACCTATACTATTGACATATCTAAAATAAGTTTATATGGTTTTGCATTAAACTTATTTTATGGTACCAAATACGGGGACTTGGGAGAATCGAACTCCCGACCTCTTGCACCCAAAGCAAGCATCATACCCCTAGACCAAAGTCCCAAACACTGACATGTTATTTTATTTTTACGTTTTTAATTTTTAAAATTTTACAAGTTACAATTTACTTACTTGGCGGCAACAGCGGCTCCGCCAGAAACGGCGGCAGTCCTGGCAAAGTGGGGGGACATGAACCTTTGAAGGTTGAAGTAGGTAAGCTCGTCACCATCCTTGAGCTTAAGCAGCTTCTTCAACTTGGCATCTGGCAAAATGCGACGACCATTGTCTTTGTCTTGCAGCTTGTTGTCGCGAATGTATGCATTGATCTCACGAGTGACCTCAGTCCTAGCCATCTCAGAACCACTGCTCTTACCAAGGAAGGTTGCCAGCTCATTAGAAATAAGAGTTGGCTTCACAAAGCCAGATGGCTGACGGTTGATGTTCTTGCGACGCTTCTTCTCGCTTGCCTTACGGGCAACGCGAAGCTCGCGCTCAACCTGACGCTCGATTCCGCGCAGCTCGGAACGGAGAGACGCGAGAGCAGAAACAAGCGTCTGCAACTTGCTGTGGGAACCTGCAAAAAGACTAGATTCCTGGGAGGGAGTAGAGGAGGCCACCGCGACGTTTTGATGCGCGGAATCAGAAGAAGCCGGTGCAACGGACTCGGCAGGCTTGGAAGCCTTAACGACTTTTGGTTTTTGAGGAGCTGCCTGAGTAGTGGCTTGAGAAGCAGCAGGCTTCGGAGTTTTGGGCTTCTGAGCTGGAGCAGAAGACGATGCGGGCGCTGCAGGGGATGCAACAGGAGCGGAAGAAGAAGAGGAAGATGACTGTTTGGCCATTTTGATTGTTTGATTTGTGAGCTTGTTAGGTTCTTGTTTTATACTCCTCTTAGCGGGGTCTGTTTAAGTTATTTTGACACATAATATATATTATTGATTCATAGTTTTCATATTTTGTTACCGTATGTCATGTCAAATATAATATGGTTGATATTTCAAAATAAAAGTAAATAAATAAAAATAGTTTTTAAATATAAATTTGGATTAATTGTTTTATTTCGTTAGTAATCTAGTAATCAGTAATCTTCATCATTTGAAAAAACAGTTACAGATCTTGAATCCGAATCTTTTATCAAAACGGTATGTTCAAACTGTGCAGTAATACTTCCAGGTACGCAACACAATGGGGGGTAACTCATTAATACGCCATTTTTTGAAAGTATTGACAACTGCGTACGTTCGTTCGGTTGCATATACCGTTCACAAAAAGGTAGCGTTTTAAATCGTTTACAAATTTGAGAGAATGTTTTTTGAACCGACGGTATTTTAAAAATAGGACTTCGAAAGTTGGATTGAAGATCTCGAACCGTATACTTTGCCAAATCTGGATTCAATCTAAAAATAGTAGATTCTCCATACTCTTCCACCTCGACAGTACAATCTTGCATTTGATGTTTTAGTTTTGGTAGCCGTGCGCCAAATGTTTCGATTGCATATACACCTTCTTTAAATCTCTCGTTTTTATCGTCTACTGCATTGCGTACTGATGGCAGTCGCATATTTCCATGTATTATCTCATGCTGTATATCGTGACCTGTCAAGTTATAAATTGGATGTATACCATCATATGATCGAATCAACTCTTCAATGCTGGAACTCCAGTCTGCAACGTAACCATCTACTCCGATATTTTTAACACCGAGATACGTAGCTTCTTTCATACACGAAATGAGAGATTCGCAATCATCAATACTAAATAAATGGGGGCTACTCGTTTTTTTAGATGGTTGCGGTCGATTGGCATTAGTATTGATATTATTGGTATTATTGTTATTACCAATCCGCGAAGTAAACGCCGAATCAATAATCCAACCATTAATTTCCGTTCCAAAATCTACCTTTAAAATATCAGAGTTTGAAAGAACAACGTCATGATCAAGCGAATGTGGATGATAGTGCGCAGCGCAGTTATTTATCGACAGACCTACTGGAAATCCGATTCCTCCGTTGATGCACGAGTAAATTGGCGAAGTTGCAGTTACCAATCCATTTACAGAATCAAGTATTGTCGCAGTATGTTCTTTTGTTTCAGTTTCTATAAAATTTGCAATATCAATTAACTTTGTTCCAGGCTGTAACATATTTGAATCTCTCAGTCGTGTACGAACATATTTGTGAATATCGGCTGCAACCTTAAGCGAATCTGACACCGACATAAAAATATAGAAGGGTAAGGTATAAAGTTATAAAATATAAATATTAAATATTAAATAGTAGTGTACATACAATGTTTAAATATTTATAGGATGACAATGATAAAAAAACCAAAATTCAATCGAGCGTGATCACATTAGCCACAGCCCATAAACTTACCAGGTCACTGGTTGCATCTATGCCGGATCCAAGCGTTTTTGCAGTTGATCGAACGCGTATCCATTTTATAAACTTGTCTCCGATAAGTCCACCTGGCGACGCAAAAATTGTATATGTAGATGATATTATTGTTTTTGGAACGATGGTACTTGACGGACTTTCATCTTCTCCAAATTGTTGCAAGTTGAAGTTTAAAGGCAACCATATGCCGAATTCAGACGGAGGATCTTGATCCAATGGGTCCGGATTTGATTCAGGTATAGTATCATATAACGAAAACTGTATTTCATAACTATACGTCGATGTAAGACTTCCTCCAAAATAAGCGGGAGTAGTCCATGTTAAAAACACGGCTCCACTTCCGTTGCTTGCACTTTTAATCATTTGTGCTACAAAATTTATAGGAGGATCGGGTCGATATGGACGAGAACTATATTTATCCGTAATATAAAGTTCACTGCTATAACCCAACATATTTCCAACGCTCAGCCCAATGTCAAACAATATATTGTTTGTAAATTTTTTGAACGGGAGCTGTACTGTGAGGTCTGCGTTTACTAAGGTAACATGATACGTAACGGTTGATGAAAACGTACCATAAATTTTTTGTAGACTGGAGATTACAAGTGCACCACTTGTGGAATTATATGAAACTACTTTTCCTGTAAATGAATTTGCATTTTGTGCTGATGAAAATATGGTTACGTCATTTCCAGCAACATACGAAAGTCCAGTTCCTACCGTGAGTGAAATTTGAGTTTCGCTAAATGGTTTTATGAGTACCGGACTAGTTGTAGTGGTGGTTGCTGGATATAGCGTTTCGTCCCAGCCCTCGTTGCCGGAAGGATCCGTATATCGGTACAATAATGTGGGTAGAACAGGAACATTTCCAGAATTTATACCCACTCCATCTCGATTGTACCTTGCAATCGTTGGATATGATACGGTTTCAGGGACTGGAATCTCTCCGGTTGATACAAGAATTTCGAACACGCTTTGATACCGGCTTCGTAATCGGTAAAATGTTATTGGGTAGCCTCCATCTGTTGGAGGCGCGTTCCAAAAAATGGTAGACTGTTGAAACCCTCGTTGAATTCGAAAAAACGCGGGTGTATCAGGAACGCGGCCTGGGCGCTGTCTAGTTTCCGCGAATTCGCCAATTGCAATACCCATATCAGGTCCTCGTAAAATGTGGTTTACTGCAGCAACTTGAAAGTCATACGGAAGTCCATTTGTCAATGACTGAATTTCTTGAAATGGAGGGAATAATGGATCCGTTCTAGTATATACATTGGTAGACGTGTCGCGTATGGCGTTTGTATAGTTATATGGAATATTCTGAAACGTGTACGTTTCAAATAAACTTGTTGGATTGGAGTTATTATAATAAACATCTCGACCCGTTTCAGCTACCGTGATCGAGTACGAATTTAAAGTTACATTAACGTCAAGTTTTTCAGCAGTATGTGGATAAACCAAATGATGCCAATATAAGTCATTGTACGGCCTGTATCTTAGCGTGAAATAATTTGGCAATCGATTACCACTGGAATCAACCGGATATGCGCCGTTAAGGGGGTATCCATTATTTAAACTTGCGTCGCTCCACCGCCACGTAAGTTTAGCAGTTCCGTCCGCAATTGTGGCACTAAGATCCAACACTGGTTTAGAAAACGTATTAGGAATGATTGTTGCGTACACTTCGTTGGTAGGTTGACGTTCTGGGATCCAGCGAATACCGACGTCGTTTTGAATGCCTAGACGAATGCTATATTTTACATCATTTTGGAGAGGCGTCTCGATTGGAATGGGAGGGTTTGCTGATAAGTCACCGTAATAGTCAATAACAATATTTCTGGAAAACTCAGGCGTTGAACGCAGTCCTGGATCAATTTGTCGCTGCGTGAGTGAAATGTTTCGTTTTGTAAAATACGTATTGTTCGTCGCCTTGTATTCAATGACATAGTTTTCCAGATCGTATCCTCCATCATATGTAGGAGGCGACCATTCTAAAAAAATTCTTCCATTGTTTCTAGCATGAATAGAATAGACAAAGTCATTACTTATATTTGCAGTAAATGGGCCAGGAATGTCGCCAGGTTTAACAACTACTGGGCCATTGTATTCTGCTTGACCCACGGCATTTATGGCTGCAAGTTGGAACTGATAGTATATACCATTTGTTAAATTTGAAACGGTTGTTGTTAGTAAATTCCCACTTATATCGATTGGAGAAGTCCATGGAGACGTTGGTTCTCTTATACTTGAGAGAATCGGTACTTTATTTACAACGTCAATTGTAATGGATCGGTAACGTAATACGTATTTGAGAATCGGATATCCTCCATCATACGGTTTTATCCAATTCAAAACTGCAAACTGTGATCCGCGGCTGGCATAAATTTCAAATTGTGACGAATTAAGCGTAGCTGGCTCTGTTCCAGGAAACGCAAATATTAAATTTGAATATTCGCCTGCTCCAAAGGAGTTTATTGCAGCAACACGTATCTGATACTTTCCACCTTTGATTAACTGGGTAATAAGGTAACTTATTTGTCCTGTTACCGGATTTACGGCGGATGGCGTATTGTCAAGGACGAGTTCTTTTGTAAAGTATTGAATAACGTTAGTAAGCGAGTATTGAATACGATAACTCGTAATCGGATACCCTCCGTTATTTGGAGGAAACCATTGAATAAGCACATTTATATTATCACTTGCGTCTTTAACATTTGTTTGCGTAATAGTGGTTTGTCCAGGGGTTGTCATTTTGACGGGTTATTTATGCTAATTATAATTGGTAATTGTAATTGTAATTAGTATGCGCAAGTATTTTAAATATTTATTCAATAAATAATGTGAAATTAAAAATGGAATAAATTGATACGGATATGAAATTGAAATTAAATACAGTGTCTAAATATAAGATACATTTACACAATCAAATGGCAGTATTGAATAACGATAAAATAACGACGTCGGTAGCAATTCCTAAAAAACCAAGTTCCAGATGTGACTATGAAGGGTGCAAAAATAAACGTGCAGCAATCATTGGGGATTGTTGTTATTGCAGCCTGAAGTACTGCACGCAACACCGCCTTCCGGAATTACACAAGTGCGACAACCTGGACGCGTGTTGCAAAAAAGCCCAAAAAGAAAATAGCGATCGATTAAAATCTCAAGCACTGAGTAATGTGCAAAAGGTTTAAATAAAGTAATTCAGGTAATATTTATTTTTATTTTTTATCCCGGCGTTTCGTTTTTGATTTGGATTTGTGGTTGAATTTAGATTTGGATTTTGGTTTCCTTATACGACGACGATTACAACTACGACTACGAATATGAATATGTTTACGATATTTTGTTTTAGATATTTTAGTTTTACGAGTTCCTCCATCAACACTGGTTTTCAATGCGTATCGAGCTTCCGCATTCCCCTGATCCGCTGCAAGCTTGTAGTATATCACAGCATTTTTATACTCGTCACGAGCTTTGGAATCAGCTCTGTATGATTCTGTTAAATTACCTAGACGTTTGTAGCGATCTCTATCTGATTTTGCTAAAGTGGCTCGGCTTTCATATATAATAGCTAAATTGTACTGAGCTTCCGAATGCCCAGCATCTGCCGCACTCTTGTATAATTCTTCAGCTCTCGTAGAACCATAAGGATACTTTCTGGCCAGCGCATAGTCAGCAGCAGCTTTGGCTTTAGCAGCAGCTTTGGCTTTTGCGGCGGCGGCTTGTCTACTAATGAACTCGTTTTCAATACTCTTACACCGTTCTTTATCCCCAATTACATAAGTACATAACCCCTCATAAATATCAGTTCTGTCTGCGGTTCTATGCATTAAGTATCCAGTTACAAGGTCAAATGCTGGTTCTCTTAAATATCCAGTCTTAAGAGTTTCTCCTGTGTCCTCCCATTTTTGTTTATCAAGAAATCGACCATATTCATCTACTTCTATATAAAGAAATCCAATTGGATTCGGTGACATTCTTAAAAAAGAATTTTCTCTGTCAACAAGACTGTTATTTTCATGTTTACTCGCAATATACACTTTTGGACCATCATAATCATAAGAAATAGGTATAGTTTTATATTTATTTGTGAGGTCGGTTTCGTCGTAATAACTAAATTCATTTTTTGATCTTCTATACGTCAACATATGACCAAATTTAAAAACAGGGTCGGTTCTACTACCTATCATAAACGTACTAGAACCAAAAGCCAACTCAACATTCGTATTAAACTCTTCAACACTTTCTTTACTTGGAGTTGATTCTTCAGGTGGTGGCGTGAGTTTTGTAAAGTCAAGTGGATAAAATTTTAAAGATAATGATTCAAGCTCAGTAACAAAATCAGAGGGGGGAGGGGTGTATTTTTTAGCTTCAGTAGCTAGACGTTCTGCTTCGCGTTTGGCACGTCTTTCGGCTTCATTTCTAGCGGATTTATCAGGCGGGCGAAATGATTCACTGAGGGTCAGTTCTTGAATTGAACATTCACCTATAGACTTACTTATATTATCAGCTATATATTTAAAATCAAGACTGGATTTTAATTCTTCTGAAAGATCATCATAGCTACAAGGAAATGTTTGAAAAAACGCTTCGATATCTCCTGAAAAATTGAAAAGAACACGTAATATCCATATAAACTTACATTCTGATCTTTTAGACTTAGACCTAACGTACCTCATCATATAATCAATAAATGCAATAAATACAAGTATCTCATATACTTGCTTATTTTTTTCAATAGGTGTTAATGAATAAAACTGATATTTTTTGTTAAAGTACTGAACTAGGCGGAAAACGGCTTGTGAAAATGGTTTTCCTTTGAAAAAAGCATAACCAAGAGGTACGTTATAACGCGAAAAATCTTGAAAACATTCGGTAATATAAGATTCATTACTACGGTCAAAAGATAACATTCGTCCAAAATCAATACATTTCGTTTTACGTGTTTCAGGTTTAACTAACATATTGTTTTCATGTAAATCCAAAGGACCTTCACCTGTCATTAAAAAAATCATTACCAAAACATATCCTGCGTCAGTTATCACGTCATTCAGCCATCTCTTATTAGTTTCAAGCTCGGGATTTTTTCTATATTCATGTATTGTTTTATAACCTTCAAGAAAATCCATAAACGTGACATGAATCCCCAAGTTATATTTCTTTGCACAATCAAGTATCCATTGAACAACATCACCTGAATTTTCTTGATATGTTAAATTAGTACCAAAAAACGTTTGAAATTGGTCAGAAGTCAATACAACACTCGCAAGAACATCTGGAATGAGTTCACGCGGCTGATTTCCGCATAGCAACTCTGCATACATTTTTTTCTGTATTTGAACTTCATCCTCGCAGTTTCTTTTAGTTGAAACTTCTTTTTCATATACCTTACCATTCTCATTCCAGTTTAATTTCGGGCGCTCTTGTCGTGATGGATCATAGATAAGTGTAACCTTCATACATAAGGTATTAACCAAACTTCCTGCATAAGGGGTATGGGTTAAGCGATTAGTTACATCTTGACTCCTAATTTCAATAGTACTTCTACGCTTTAGTGTACCTTTCAATATAATAGAATATAGTGAAGTAGTTGATACCTTAGAAACCGACTCAATATTTTCTAAAAATTTTTTCGAAATGGTTTCAGGATGATCATCACTTGTAGCTAAACGGCGCGCACTACGGCCTTCATCATAAAGTACAACCCTTGTACCGCCACGCATCGACATTTCACATTATTTTAAATATATAAAAAAAATAAACACTTAAAATATTTTATTTTATTTATAATACAAACAAAACACTAAAACCCATGAACTTGGAACTTTCAAAATTCGACATGCGGTCGATCAGTTTCAAACCCACTGAAAACAAGGGTCCCGTTATCGTGCTCATCGGACGAAGAGATACCGGTAAAAGTTTTTTGATTCAGGATTTAATGTATTACCACCAGGATATTCCAATCGGAACCGTCATTTCCGGAACGGAGGCGGGAAATAACTTTTTCGGCGAACATGTGCCTAAACTGTTTATTCACGACCAATACAATACCGCAATTATCGAAAACATTTTGAAACGCCAAAAAGCCGTTTTAAAACAAATGAAAAAGGAAATTGAAACATACAAAAAATCGTCCATCGATCCGCGCACGTTTGTTGTGCTAGATGACTGTTTGTACGATAATAAATGGACCAAAGACATCATGATGCGTCTGCTGTTCATGAACGGCCGTCACTGGAAGATTATGCTCGTGATTACAATGCAATACCCGCTCGGTATTCCGCCCAACCTGCGTACCAACATCGACTACGTGTTTATTCTGCGCGAGCCGTATATTGCCAATCGCAAACGCATTTACGAGAATTATGCCGGTATGTTTCCAACATTTGAGTCGTTTACGCAAGTCATGGATCAGTGCACTGAAAATTTCGAGTGTCTTGTTATTAATAATAATGTAAAATCAAACAAACTACAAGACCAGATTTTTTGGTATAAGGCACAAAATCATGGACCATTTAAATTAGGATCTAAAGAATTTTGGGATATTTCAAAGAACATGAACTCTGATGATGAAGAAGAAGTATATGACCCGGCCAATATTAAAAAGAAAGGTCAGGGCCCAAAAATAAAAGTCAATAAAAACAAAACAGGCGGTGGATGGTAACCGGTAACCTAACCTCGAGATTGATCGTGTATCACATGTCAAAAAAGTAACTAGCCGCATTATCCCTTTACCATTTTAAAACCGTAAAACTTCCAGAGAACAATGGACAAAATGCTTCCTAAAATAAAACCGTTTCCTGCAGCCTCAAGTGTTTGTCCAAACATAAAATAAGAACCCAGCGGAAATAAAATGTAGCTGATTACGGCGTAAAATAACATAACCAGTGTAAATTGTTTAACGTCAAAAGAAAGTGTAAAATTCATTGGATAATTTGTAATTGGAAAACGAGTGATGAATATTTGTAATTGGAAAACGAGTGATGAATGTTTAAATTTTATATTTATATTTTTACATTTTATTTTATTTTAAGATTAGTTTGGTACAAAATGATAAAGACAAATATAGAACAAAATGAAAAGTGTAATAATTTTAATAATTTATTTTTGACGAATGATTAATCTTCTTTTATTTTTTCATCGTTCGAATTTTCACGACGTTTCATTCGTTCCAGAATCTCAGATGCACCATAGTCACCACCAGTACTTGTTACAATATTATCACCCTCAAAAAGTTCTCGTTTCACATCATCTTGAGTGCTGTATAGCTCATCTTCATTTACTAATGCAACGTTTACAAGGTCGCCATCCTTGTTCATAATTTGAGTCAGTTTATTTCCAGATTTCTCGGCATTCCGTCTATTTTCTTCCATGGCTTTTTGTTTGGTTTCTCTGACGCGCTTGTCAAATTCCAATTTTGCCTTTTCTTCATTTGTTTTCTTCTCTGACATCAACTGATTGAGGGTTTCTTCCATATATTCTACCCGACCCGTCTTGTATGCGTCGGGATGAAATGGCATCCACATTCCAACAGGACCAACGTATACGTCATGATTAGGATCAACCTCGCGTAGCATTTTGCACCTCAACTCGGCTTCTTTTTGAGTAGCATAAACGCCTCTAACTTTTATCCCACGAATCGAAGTTTGAAATTCATATTTTGAATTGAATTCGCTTTCTAGACGCTCTTCATTGTTATCGACAAAGGTTTTAAATTCGTCTGCAATACGCGTATTTTCAAGATCTGCGCGCTCTTCTTTGATGAATGTCTGCAAGTCTTCATATAGACCATTAAATTCAATTCCATATTTAAATGCAACAAAATTCAAAAACTGGGTATATTTTTCTATTGACTTATTAAAATCCCACACTTTAATGAACTCTTTAAAAAAGTAATGATTTTTTTGCTCTAAAATTTCTTCCGGAGAAACAAACGACAAACACGCGAACTTTTGACCTGCAATCGGCTTATCTTCTTCTAACAAGTCTACGTACGTCCGACTTGTTTTTGGGGTAACGCCCTTTGGAACAGATGATGACATGAATCTGGTAATATATATATTTTATAGAGGTACTTTGAAGTAGGGTTTAAGTATTTTTAAATCTTATTTGGTATTTTCATTTTCATTTTCATTTTCGTTTTCGTTTTATCGTAGGTACGAATTACGATATACGATATACGAATTACGAATCTCGAATATGAAATAAAATTGTTTTACATTTTTAATTTTCTTTATAAACCTCGATAGTTAAGGAATTCTAGGTAAATACCAATACCAATATCACTGAAATGGTTGAAATGGTGTTTTACATTCTCATGGGTACATTTACGGTTCTTGTTCTAGGCTTGATGGCTATAATTAACCGGATCAATAAAATGGACAGGTCTCGAATAACGAGAAACTAAAGATGTAAAAAAATAAAACAAACTAATAAAAATCCAATAAAAATAAAGTAAAATAAAATATTGTGAAATACAAAATAATTAAGACTTGATTTTTTTTTTCTTTTTGATAATTATAAAATATTTATAAATATTATAACTACGCCAGTTAAACAACACACAAACAAATAAGGTCAAATGTCAAACGTTTTTGATTTAGGAGAACTCGTTAAACGCACTATTAAGTATTTAGTTGAAGGCGTTATGGTTGCAATTGCAGCATACGCTATCCCTAAAAGATCACTCAATCTTGATGAAGTAGCATTGATTGCACTTACAGCTGCTGCAACATTCAGTATTTTGGATACTTACATTCCAAGTATGGCCATTTCGGCGCGTACTGGTGCAGGTTTCGGTATTGGTGCTAACCTTGTTGGCTTCCCAACCCCACTTAAGTTATAAATTCAACCATTGAATACAATATACTACTATATATAAAATAGTTAACAACCTATAGTTAACCTATTTTATATTTTATACTTTATATATTTCATTTCATTTCATATCAGAAAAAAAATTGATATGTTTTTTGTTTACAATAAATGATAAAGATAGTGCATCTAGTGACGACATACAAATCAAATAGAAATGGTCCAAAACTTCAACATCCAAAATCAGAATCAGAATCAGAATGAGAATCATACTCGTCGTCCACGTGACCGCGGAATGCACGAATACCAGCAACAAACCATCGTACTGAATGAACGAAATATTGTCAGAGAGACTCATGCACGTCGACGCGAGATGATTGCAAACAACCAACCGCGACACACTACTGGAGATCGAGTGCATCATTTACGATGCATTCAAATGGTTGATCATGGTAGCTGGAATGCGCTTTTTAGAGGTATAAATCTGTATCCAACTCTCGAATACTACGCCAACGCAGCAATGAATCATTTTCACGATCAAACCAACACCCTGAACTTTGTAGGGCAAATGGAAGTTTCATTGTTGATGCAAGAAAATTATCGCCAAGGGGTTCATCTTGCAATCTATTTCATCCATCTCACTCCGCACCGCCACCTTTACGACGGACACATGATATGCGTCGAGTTTGGTCATGAAAGCATGACTCATCAAACTATTACCCGAATGTTTGACACCGAAGTCAATGCAGTTGTGCTTCAGGCGACCGAAGATCAAATGATTTCGTCCTTAGCAGAGGATGATGATGTTCTTGAACTTCTTCAGTGTTTCGTACCCGAATTCTCTCCGATGCGATTTTCTCCAGACTACGGTGTAGACCAAAATGCATTGGATGTTCACCAATGGCATGATTTCGCAGAGTATCATGCCGAAATACACCACCGCCCCCCTCCTCCACCTCCGCCGATCAACAACTTTCCAGAAATGTATCAGGCAGCATTGCGTGAATATGATGCGCAACACATTCCGTATGAGAATGATCAATACCAAGTGATTACGTAGACGGACAAACCGGTCATGTACAGGGTACAGGTAATTAGAGGTAAGTACAGGTAAGTATTATTTTTATTTTTATTTTTATAATCTTATTTAAAATCCATATTCGTAGTCATCATAGTCAGTATCATCTGCATCGTTAGCATTGTTAGCATCGTTAGAATCGGTAGCATCGGTAGCATCGTTAGCATCATTAACATCATTAGCATCATTAGCATCGTTAGCATAGTTAGCATCGTTAGCATCGTGGCAAATATGTCTAAATGACTCTAATGAATTACAAGTAAATGAAAGACCCATTCCTGATGGACCACTTCCCATAATATCCAAGTTTATGATCATTTGTTTTAAAATATTCGGGTGCTTCGGCGATTCATTAAAAAACAAGGGGTTGAAGTGTACACGATCATACCCAACAAGTTCCATTTTTCGATTTTTTCGCTCATTATCCATTATTCGCATATTGTCATGCGATGGATGAACAAATATTTCGTCCATCGTTACAATTGGTTTCGGAGAAACATAGAGGGTTGTATTTACTTTAGATTTACCAAAGAGGGAAGTAATGTATCCATAAAGTTCAGATGGATAGTTAAATGACATTGATATTACAGGCCACGTTTTGTAATTCACATTTTCGGTACTGTGAATATCACTCACTACTTTTTTATTTTTCTTTTTTTCACTTCTAGAAATAAGTTGTTTATGTTTTCTACATACATCTGGATCTGACGGCTTACGTGATCCTAAAAATAAATATTTACCGTATCGAAATATAATATAAATACGCCAATCGGTATCATACTTGGTAACAACGCATGATCTGGTAGTTTTGATTGACTCTTCAACATACAATACGGGAGTGTTCAATAATTCAGACATAATGACAAAAAAGTTATGGATATGGATATATCTATACAATATATGCGTACTTTAAATACATTTCAAAATTAGTTTATTGTATATCAAAAGTTAAAAGTTAATTGTAGCGTCATATGGTTGAACACCTGCGTTTAGAAGCGCGGGCGCAACTCCCATAGGTGGTCTAATTTGAGATGCTTTCCATTGTTTTATTTTTTCTTCCCGAATCCGTTTTTCTTCTTCTAAGTCTCGTTTCTGTTTTGCTATATATTTATCCGACGTACCAAGTCCTCCGCGGGTCGTTCCGTATGAATAAGGAGTTGTACCAAATATATCCGGACGCGCGATATACCCATATTCACCTTGTCCTTGTCCATCATAAAAATAGTTTACAGTATAAACGTTTGCAGCTCGATGCGGTCCAGAGCCTCTAGATTCGACTGACGTGGAAGATGACTTTGTCACGGTGTCTCCATGCGTACTACTGCTTGTGCTACCACCGTCTACAGGCTTTTTGTTGTTCAACGGATAATTTCCTCGCATATATAATCCGGCATATATGTAGTCGTCAGACTTTGGATTGAACAAGTATCGACCTTTGTCTTTTATGTTTAAATTTAAAATACAATACGAAGTGTTAAATGCTCTAAATAAAAAGTCTTTTTTATCATAAGCAACTGGAGTTGGAGAGTATGACGGGTTTGTAATTCCTTTTAGTGCCACTATAAGCCCGGTGTTTGGCACTTGTATATTTTGTTTTAAATATAGTACAAAAACCTTGATGCATATTTTATTATCGTTCTCAAACTTATACGTACTATCTAAAAACAGTGGCGACCCGATAGAAGGAGTAATACATGTATTTTTATACTGAAGAACGTATTCATTTTTTCCAGCGTCTAGTAATACGTCATTCACGGCAACCTTTACATTTTCGACGGGAGGTAAATCAAAATCGTCACTGAAAATAAAATAAATAATATTATCGGTGGGATCAGCAGAATTTCGTTCAATTAAAAATCCGCTTGAACTCGGTGTAAACTTAAATGTATATTTCACATTTACATTTTTCGTACCTGGTGTTGCGTCTGATAAATCAATTTTGAAGTTCGCCTCTGTGAACGCAGGAGTTGGAGCGGTATATGCGCGTGCCGCCGATGCATACACCGAGTTTACTGTTTCGGTAAAGGGTCCCATATTCGAAGTAGTTTCTATTGAAATAGGTATTGGACTTACTTCAGGCAAAACAAATCCTTTTATGACAAAATTATGACTTATTCCAAGAGAAGATGCTGGATGCGACGCTATGATTTTAAGTTTTCTTAAATTTGTGCATTTTTTAACTGTATTAAGATACGAACTACGTTTAGTAATAAGGGCCATACTTACCTCTGAAAAAATCAGGTCGTTTACAGCAGTAGAATCACATATCGATATATAGTCATCGATTCGATAATTCTCACTTGGGATTATAAGAAGTTGTCGGTGGTCGCCAGTGTTCACATTGAATGAGCTTGGTGGCAGTTTAAGTTCTTCTGGAATATAGATATAAAATACCGTACTAGTTGTAGTTTCAGTTAAAGGTGTAATATTCAAGTTTCTTATTTCAAGATTACCTTTTCCGGTTTCAGACGTTATAGTTGAAGTTAGCGGTCCAGACCCAGCAGGAGCAGGAGAAGGAGCAGGAGCAGGAGCA